AATCACTCTTTTGTGGATAACTTTGGCACCACGTCTGTGGATAAGTCCTCGACGACCTCGACGTGACGCAGCGCCGCGAGGCGCATGTCCTGGACGTTGACCGTGATCTGCGGCGTCTTTTGCTGGCCATAGGTCTTCGGATCCCAGCGTTCGGCGAGCCACTGGCGCGTGCGGATGCGCTGCACAGGCCGCGCCGGATTGTTCTCGTCGATCGCGTCCGCGATCTTGACGGTCTCGCAGGCCATCAGGTCGGCAGCACGCGTGCGCGCGTGCACTATTTTAGCCTCAAGCTCGTTTCGCTCAACCCAGATGTCGAAGGCGCGCTTGCTCACGCCAAGGTCGATGCAGATATCCGTGATCGATCTGCCCGCCTCGATCATGGTCAGGATCATGTCTTCGGGCATCTTTTCGAGGAGCTTTACGTCCTCCCACTTCTTTGGCGTCCCAGGCATCTTAAAACGGCCTCCAAGCGATTATTTTGTGTTCAGGCATAGGTAGCCCGCCTTTAGCCTTTGCGAGCCTCTGGCGGCGCATGAAACATTTTAGGGAAGTTGACGGGCTTATCAATGTCCAGATCGTTCTCGAGATCGTCGAACCCGGAACCATTACCCACCGCCACCGGCTTCGCCACCGGCCTTTCCTGCTGCACCGCAGCAACGAACCCGCGCACCGGCAACTCCTGCTTGAGCCGCCAGAGGTCCTCGCCGATTCCGGCGGCGACCAGCTTGCCGAGTTCTGCGATGGTCCAGACCTGTTTGACGTCTGGTCGCAGGGCTTGGTACTGGACGGCGTCGGCCTCGTCCTGTACGACGACCATCATCCCGAGTTCGGTTTGACCTTCGACGGCCTTGACCTGGCTGATCGGCTCAAGTCCTTCGGACGTCGCCCAGGCATCCATAGCCTTGAAGGCTCTGACCATGCCATCGCAGGCCGCCTTGAACTTTGTCTCATCCTGACTGGCTTGCGCCGACCAGACTCTCTCGCTCTGCGCGTAAAAGCGCTCCCTGAACTCACTAGGAACTAAAGTAATAACACGCTCAATTCCCCATTTACCCTCATGTTCGGCCTGCGCTTGATCTATCTCGACGAGCCTAGCCTTCATAAACCGCGACCACTCCGATTCAGGGAACGCGAGCTTCTGCACTGCTGGCAGCTCACCACGCTTTTTTTGTCTCGCCCTTACCATTCTCTAATTCCTTTCCCGGTCAAATCGTGACCATTTGACCGCCATAGCTTTTCCCGGTCAAATCGCGGGCGGTCAAATCGTCAAAGGTATACCCTTTTGACGATTCGACCGGACTTTGCCTGCGGTCAAATCGTCACGATTCGACCACGATTCGACCACGATTTGACCACCCCATTTTTGACCCTTAAAAAGCCTGCTCATCGACCTTTGCGGGCTCCTCTATCCAAGCCCAATCGTTCTCAATTCTGACATTTAATGGCCGTCCTTTGTCACCTCTGACCCGCCTCCAAGCCGACCTAAATGCCTCATCTCCCTCCTCATCGGTGCCCATTTTTTGAGCAAAAGTAGCCTTCCATTGCGCTAATTTCACACACTTTCTGGTCCCCACTGAGACCTTCCAATGTGTGCCTTTAGTATTAATCGCCTCGACAAGCGCATCAACAGCAATGGCTTGATTTCTGCCCTTGCCTTGTCTGTTTAGGGCTTCCTTCTTAGCCTCTGACATCCTCGACTGGAGCGCCTCATCGCTCGGCTGTACCGCCAGCGACTTGCGCGTTTCGTCAAGGCTAAGGCTTGGCTTGTCTTCGTCCTCGATGTCGATTTCGACCATCTCGAACCCGAATCTCAGTCCGTCCTCGCCGTCCTTTTGCTTGCTGACGGTCAGCACGCCCTTGGGTTGATCCTCAAATCTGACCAGTTCCAGCTCCGTATCGACTGCGCCGAGCAGGCTGGAATGTCCCCGCAGACCCTTCGCGGCGTCTTTTCCGCTGTGATGGATGACCAGCAGCGCCGCCTTGAAGTGCTCCTGGAGCTGCCCGCAGGACGTGATAAAGGCACCCATATCCTCGCTGCTGTTCTCGTTGCCGCCGCCGAAGGCTCTGGCGAGCGTGTCGATGACGATGAGATCGACCTTGCAATCAATCGCCGCAACGAGATCATTGATTGCAAAAGTGAGGCTGGAGATGTCCTCCATGCTCGACCTGAGATTGACCTGGTGGCGCAGGAAATAGATTGGGATTCCGGCCTCGATGTGGTGGTGGATGCGGCAGGCTTTGATCCTGGCCCCGATCCCACCGTGCCCCTCGCCCGCGATGTATATAACGGCTCCCTGCTCGCTCGGGCGCGCGGCCTGGCCAAACCACTCTGCGTGCCTTGCAATGGATGCCGCGATATCCAAGGCGATGAAGCTTTTAAAGCTCCCTGGCGGCCCGTATAGAGCCACGAATCCCTGCTTAGGGATAACCCTATCAATGAGCCACTCGACAGGCTCGTCGCGGATTTCATCCCAGGCTTCGAGGGTGAGGGTTCTGCGCTGCCCCGCGGCCGGCTCTGCGGTTACCGCCGCGGCCGGTGGCGGCTCTACCGCGGTGCTCGGGTTAGCCGTTGCCTCTGGTGGCTTTTCCTTCAGGCGCTCTGGCGTCCTGATCTCCTGCTCGGTGGTAATTGGGGCTTGCCCCTTGACCAGATCGGCGAGATCCTGCCGCGTCTTGCCTTGCAGGTGTATCCACTCGTGGGCATCGTCGCCCAGATCATCGCCGCCCAGGTCTATGACCCTGACCGACTTGGCAACGTGCATGATTTTGGATGCGGCTTTCTTGGCGTATTTCCAGCCCGGCGCATCGTTGTCTGGCAGGATCACGACATTTGCGCCTTGGAAGTATTGCGTTATCGCCTCCGGCCATGAGCCGCTGCCGGCGTGTGAAGTGGTTGCGACTGAGCCTAAAGAGATGATCGCGTCTGCCGCCTTCTCGCCTTCCGTCAGATAGACGTAACGGCCTTTGCTGATCGCGTCCAGCAGCTCGGGCAGCTTGTACGGGACGATCCTCGCGTCACCCATCGAGGCGTGCCGCCTGCCGGCCTCGTCAACCTTGATGAGCTTGTAGTCCTTCCCCTTGGCGTCGGTGGTCTTGTATCGCTGTTTGATATACAGAACCACGCCTTCCTCATCTGTGTAGTGCCACTCCTTCTCAAGCTGGCGGCTACTCACCATCGGCTTGATGAGCGATAGCGGTTCCGGCCTTTGCTCCAGCTCGGGCAGCAGATTGCGCTCCCGCATGGTGGCGAAGACTGTGTGCTGATCGCATCCCCCGTGACAGTGGAATAGAGGTCTTCCGTCCTCGCCATCGCTGATTGAGAGTGACGGGTTCTTGTCCCCGTTGCCTCTGCCGTGCCCCGGTACGGGGCAGGAGGCAAGCCACTGACCGTTTACCTTCTTGGCGTTGCCCAGAGTTTTTGCTATTTGTTCGGCTTGCATTTATTACTCCAAGACCAAAGAAAGCTGATTTGATTCTTCCTTGGTTACCTGATTGATGCGCTCCTGCTGAAGCGATCCATATTCCGGGTTAAGTTCGCAACCAATGTATTGACGGCCATGCTGCAATGCGACCTGCGCGGTAGTGCCGCTACCCATGAATGGGTCAAGCACGATGTCGCCCGATTTGCTGCCAGCGAGGATGCACGGTTCGATCAGCGCAGGCGGGAATGTTGCGAAGTGGGCGCCCTTGTAGGGGCGGGTGGTGACTGTCCAGACGCTGCGCCGGTTTGCCTTTCCGCCGTTGCCACTCCATTCGTTGCCAGACTTCGTCCGGCTTTCCTCGCGGGCATCGTCGCCATATTTGTTGCCGCCAAATCGCGGCCCGACCGCTTTCATGTTTCCATTTGTCTTGCCGGGAACGCGTTCGCTTCCCTTCTGATTGGCAAGGTTTGGCTGTGAAAGGCGCTGCTTGCTGGTTTCGGCTAGCGGCTGCGCGATAGCCTCAGCGTCGTAGTAGTACCGCTCCGACTTGCTCAACAAAAAAATATATTCGTGCGCCTTCGTGCAGCGATCACGCACCGACTCTGGCATCGGATTCGGCTTGTGCCAGATGATGTCCTGACGCAGATACCAGCCGTCGGCGCGGAGCGCGAAGGCCAGCATCCAAGGGATGCCGATAAGGTCTTTGGGTTTAAGAGATTTAATTATTTTTTTACCACGATGTATTTGGTGTTCTTCATAGGCTTTGTTAGTCCCAACACCATCACCCCATGTTTTGT